TGTGCAGATATAGTTCCAATTGCTTCATATTTAAAATCAACACAACCCCCAATCCCCAAGGAAAAACCTTGGTATAACCCATTTTAAAATAATGATCCTATTAATCAAGCCCATCCTATTCGCCTTCTTGAAGTCAGATTCAGTCAAGAAGCTTGTAGTAGATCTATTAGAAGCTTATGTATCTAGAACTGATAATAAGTTAGATGATCAAGCACTTAAAATTGTAAAAGAAAAACTATTCGCTAATTAATTATGGGATTACTAGACGGAACTCTAAAGCAAAAAATTGAAAGGCTAGAAAAGTTAACTTCACCTAATCAACGTGGAGCTGGTACTAAACAACTTCAAGATTCTATTGATAAGTTAAGAAACAACATTAGAATGAGTGCTGATGCTTCAAAAGCAAAACCTAAAAAACGAATTAAAAAGAGCGACTTAAAGAAAAGGTACGCATAATGGCTAATAAAAGAACTGGTCAAGATTTTCTTGATTTTAAAGAAGGTATGGATGCTATAAAGCGGAAGAAAAAAGGCAAACATACGAACAAATCTACTCAAGATTTAATAGACCAGTTAAAAGAAAGCGGTGACTGGTAATGAAAGCAACAGAAAAACAATTCCATGAACTACATGGTCTTGTTACAAATGAATTCCTCACACGAATTAAAACAAAAGAAGCTACCACACAGGACTTAAAAGCTGCCTGTGATTGGTTAAAAGCCAATGATATAAGTGGTGTAGCATACGAAGGAAACCCCCTAGACAAGTTAAATCGGATAATGCCAAAGGTAGACCCTGATCTTGTTAATCGGAGGTTATATGGCAAAAGAAGCTAGATATGCCAATGGTGGAAAGAAAACCACCGCTAAACGATGGATGCAAACGGAGAAAGCTAAAAGAATTAGACGGAATGCTGATAACTTAAGAAACTCTTTAAAACGTAAAGGCATCAAACAACCTCCAGGCACAGAAGCAGGGCATAACGTAAATGGCTCTGGTAAAAATGGTTGGGAATCGGTAGCTAAAAACCGAGCTGTCGAAACAAAAAATAAAAAGAAACTTAAACGTTACACTACTTAATTATGGCTGAGAAAACAAAAGCTCCTAGTAAACACCATAAATGGGATGCAAAAAATAAAAAGTGGGTTTTAAAATCGTTTGAAGAACGTCAAAAAGGTAGACCTTTCTATTTACAAGGTAAGGACAATCCTATTCGTGTAATACATGATAATATTCGTAATGCTAATGCAGCTAAAGAAGTAAGAAAAAAAGATTCGTTAAAAACAAATAACAAATCTAATAATACTAAATCTAACACAAAAAAGCAAATGGCAACTTGGCGGGTTGATTCAAAAGAAAACGCTAAACTTCAAGAGCAATTTAAAAAAGGCGAAAAACAAACTTATAAAAAAGCTGGTTCAAAACAAACCGATCAACATAAGAAGAAAAAGATGCATGCCATTGAAAAACGTAATCGGGAAATTCATAGTGATGATAAAATTGATGCATTAAAAGAAAAACATCGTAAATGGAAAGCTGATAGAAAAGCAAAAACACCATTAGAAAGACGTAATGAAAAACTTTTAAAAAAAGGATTAAAAATTCCTAAATCAAAAGCTACTCAAGGTAAAAATATACCAAGCAATCCTAAAGGTATGCGTCAAACAGGTGTAGGTAAAACAGCAAAGGATTTAACTAGACATACTAAGAAGAAAAAGAAATCTTTTGGTGAGAAATTAGCTGCTTCATTCGATTAGGAGGTATATATGGGAATAGGAAAAAAAGCTGCTCAACCTCTTCTAGATGTCATTGGTAAACGAATTACAAAACCTTTAGGTATTTTTGTAGAAGAAGCTGTACCAAAAGTTGATATTCCAACCCTAGTTAGATTATCAAAAGAAGAACCTCCAAAGTTTGATACATGGTTAAAACGTACTAATGATTATGTTAATGGAGAACCAGGAGGAGGGTTAGAAGCTGCCAATTTAGTAGATGAAGCTAGAGCTGCACATCAAGAAATAGATTTAAAAGGTCAGGTGTTAGCTCAAAAACATCATGATCCTATGGAAATCCCTAAACAACCTAATATTATATCTAATGAAGGTGTCTCCTTTGATTATGATAAAATAGTTGCACGTAAAGGTTTTGACATGGCTGAAGCTGATGAATTGATGCAAACTCCAGAAATGCAAAAAGCTTTTAGTGATAAACAAGCTAATATTCAAAGTTCTTTTGAGGCAATTCAAAAACAATTAAAACGTAATGAATTGCTATATGGAACTGAAGGTGCTTTTAAGAAACAAAGTAGGTTTGAAGGTGCCCATAGTACAGCTGTAAGAGCATCTAGGGATGCTCAATCAGGAGCACCAACAGGTGCAGTTGATGATATATTAGGTGTTCAAGCTCAACCTGGGTATGGGGTTGCAAAAGGTAAAACAGAAAAAACTGCATATAGAGAAGGTAAGCTTGGATTTAAACCTGATAATAAAGGTAGATTAATGAATCTAGAGCAACATCATGCAGCATTTCCAAATGCTGAAGGTTCTGCATTAATGGAACAACAAGCAATTAAACTTAATCCAACTTTTGAACTTGCTATACATCGTTATGTTGCTAGAAAATATGATGCAGCATTTGGAGCAGCCGCTAAAAATCAAGCAAATCTTCCTTATGATGTACATCAAGAAATGCTACATAGATGGTTAGAAAAGTTTAATTTAGAAGATTATTGGAGAAATAAATTAAAAGCTAATCCCCAAATGTCACCTGCTGAAATCATGGATAGTTTAGATGAATACTTTACAGAAATAGTTTATCCTACAATGGCTATGTTAGATGGTTGGATGGCTAAATCTAATCCTGCTAAATTTAATACAGCTGATGTTCGTATTCCTAAAAAGTTAACTGCTGATGCACGAAGATTTCTTAAAAATAAATTAAAAGAAAAACCTTATGATCCAACAGCTGGTGGTACTAGAAGTGCTGATGTAGCTGATGTTATGTTAGATAAATTTAGACGCCAAACAGATGATGGTAAAGGTATGTTCAATCTTAGAGTACCTACAGAAGGTATGAATTTATAACCATGGTAAGACCAACTAAAAAAGCAAAGCAACGTAAAAAAAAGACTGAAAAGAAGAAACAAACAAATAAGGAAAAGCTTCAAGCTTCAGTCCCTGGTGTTTTCTACAAAGGCTCAGGTAAAGATCCTGCAGTTAAAGAACTTCTAAAGAAACTTAAAAAAGATGGTGCAGATTCCCTAGATTCTAGTGGATTTGGTAACCGCTGGAAAGTATGACAGATGTAGTAACCGCCCTAAAAGATGATTTTAAACTCTTCCTACAAGCTTTATGGGAGGAGTTAGATCTACCCTCACCAACAAGAGCCCAATATTCCATAGCTGACTATTTACAACATGGACCAAAAAGATTACAGATCCAAGCCTTTCGAGGTGTTGGTAAATCTTGGATTACTGGTGCTTTTGTCTTATGGACCCTGTTCAAAGATCCTGAAAAGAAAATAATGATAATTTCTGCCTCTAAAGAGAGAGCAGATAACATGTCAATCTTCCTTCAAAAACTTATCATTGAAACCCCATGGCTCAAACATCTCAGACCGAAATCAGAAGATTCTCGTTGGAGTCGCATCAGCTTCGACGTCCTTTGTTCTCCACACCAAGCCCCCAGCGTAAAAAGCGTGGGAATAACTGGACAGCTAACAGGAAGTCGCGCAGATTTGATGATTTTGGACGACATAGAGGTGCCTGGAAACTCCATGACGGAGTTAATGCGTGAAAAATTACTTCAACTCTGTACAGAAGCTGAGTCCATCCTTACGCCGAAAGACGATTCTCGTATTATGTATCTCGGGACTCCTCAGACTACTTTTACTGTTTATCGTAAGTTGGCAGAGCGTGCGTATCGTCCCTTCGTTTGGCCAGCGAGATACCCCAAATCCCTCGCCAATTACGAAGGACTTATAGCTCCTCAACTACAAGAAGATATAGATACAGGTGCTGAATCAGGTACCTGTACTGACCCTGATAGATTTAACGATGATGACCTTATTGAAAGGGAAGCATCCATGGGACGTAGTAACTTCATGTTACAGTTCATGCTTGACACAAGCCTCTCAGATGCTGAGAAGTTCCCCCTCAAGATGGCTGATCTCGTCGTTACTTCTGTTAACCCCTATGAAGCTCCCGACTCCGTTGTATGGTGCTCCGATCCCCGAAACGTTATCAAAGAACTCCCAACAGTCGGACTTCCTGGAGACTACTTTTACTCTCCTATGCAGCTACAAGGCGAATGGTCGAAGTACACCGAAACAATTTGCAGTGTGGATCCCTCTGGAAGAGGTTCCGATGAAACAGCTGCCGCCTACTTATCCCAGAAAAATGGCTTCATTTATCTCCATGAGATGCGAGCTTATCGAGATGGATACACCGACAATACATTAC